GACTCAAACGGAGGATTAAAACAAGCGGAGGAGCTCTCAGAGAATGATGGAACGATTTTGAAAGATATCGCGGCCGGGATTGGAGGGCTTTTCTGATAATGCAAAAACTCCCATTGACAAATGATTTTGCTCAAATATTTCGATCCGTTTTGAATGATCAAAATGTTTCAATTCGGATTTGGTATCAAGACATCGGGGAGGGATGGTTTTTCTCAATGGAATTTACCGGAGGAGATGAGATTGTCTCGGGATATCGAATCAATACCGGATCCCCGATCCTGAAAGCCGTTTTTTCTGATTTTATCGGAGATATTATTTGTATTCCATCGATTGAGAAAACCGCGGAGCCCGGGATTGATGAGCCGTGGGGTAATACTCATGATCTTTTTTATATGACTCCCGCGGAGTTAGTTGAGGCCGGCATTTATGAGACTGTATAAAAGAATAATTCAAGTTTTGATTGGTCAAGAGGATTCAACGGCCCTCCTGATTGAAAATCTTTTTATTCAGATCGAAATAAAAAAACAGATCTCCGGGAAACCAAATGAGGGAGCGGTTCAAATTTATAATCTCTCTCAGAAAACAGAGGATCAAATTCGGGACAACGGGATCCGGATCCGCGTCTTGGCCGGCCATGATGGAAAGCCAATCCTTTTACATGATGGAGATATTCGGCGCGTTGAGCGGGACCGCGGAGAGGTTGACAGGATAACAACAATCTCTCTTGGAGGAAATACAGTAAAACTCCGGCAAGCTCTTTTTAATCAATCATATTCCGGACAAGTGGCCGTCAAACAGATTGCTCAAGATGCCATCTCATCCTTTGGGATCGCGTCCGCGGACATCGATCAAATCCCGGATGATGCCTTTTTATATGATTTTTCTTTTACCGGGAAAACCGGCATTTTGTTGGACAAGATTCTCAATCCTCTCAATATCCAATGGTTTGAGGATGATAATTTTATTCGCTTTTCCGCGCGCGGAAAAGCTCTTGAGGATGTTGTTGTTTTAAATAAAAATTCCGGCCTGATCGGATCTCCATCCGTAACTGATAGCGGAGTAAAATTCAAATCAGTTTTAAATGGCCGGATTACTCTCAACAATCGGATCAAGATTGAATCCGAGCTTGTAAATGGCGTTTATAAAGTATCTCAGATTTTGCATAAAGGGGACAATCGGGAGGGAGAATTTATAACAGAGGGACTCGGAGCGGAAATTGAGCAATAAAGATTTAGAAAAAGATTACAGTAATTTAACGGATGTTTTGCAATTTGTTTTTAATCAATTTTTAAAGGACATTTTTGTCTCAATTCCGGGCATTATAGAAACTTATGATCCGGCAACCAAGAGAGCCAAAGTCAAGCCGGCGATCAATATTAAATTGACGGACGGATCAACTCAGGCTCAATCCTCAATTATAAATGTCCCGGTCATTTGGCCGGCCGCCGGCGGCTTTTGTTTGATCGCTCCACTTGAGCCCGGAGATCCGGTTGAGATCAAATTTTCTCAAAGAGGGATAACAAAATTCAAGGAAACCTTTTCCGAGGCGGAGCCCGGGAATGGAATTTTTGAGAAAGAGGATGCTCATATCATTCCGGGATATGGAGGCTTAGAAATAACTCCGGCAACCGTGGCCGGAATCTCTCTCCAATCTGAGGATGGAGAAAATTTCATTTTCATTGAGGATGGTTTTATCAAAGTTAAAACTCCGGGAGCCGTTGCGATTGAGGCCGGCGGGATTTGCTCAGTTGATGCCTCCTATTTTGTTGTCAATTGTCAATCAACTTTTAATGGCAAGGTCACTCTCCCGAATGATAATATTGAATTGACAAATGGAGACATTCGGGGGAATAATGTATTTGGTGGCGCGCGGAGCGATAATCATAAACACAGTCAAGGAAATGACTCGGGCGGATCCATTGAGCAAGATACGGGGAATCCTCATTCATGAGAACTTTGTTTTTTAAAAACGGAGAGCCGGCTCTTGATCCATCCGGAAATATTAAAATAATAACCGGATTGGAATCTTTGGCGGAAAATATTGATCAACGGCTCAAATTATTCCGCGGAAAATGGTTTTTGGATATAACGGCCGGTGTCCCGTATTTACAGGATATTTTAAAAAAGCCTGTTGATCCGGGCCTTGTGGCGGCGATTATTAACGCGGAGATTTTAAAAGAGCCGGAAGTTGTCGGGCTTGGAGAAGTTTCGGCCGATTTTAATCCGAATACTCGAGAATTTTCATATTCGGCCATGATCAATCATATTTTTAACAATGAGCCTTTGGAGGTTAGTTTATAATGGCGGAAATTACAGATTCCGGGGTTATCCCCAAAACATTGACGGAGTATCAAACGGACTTGAGAGCGGCTTTCCAAGCGGCTTTTGGCGCGGATATTGATCTCGGTCCGAAATCTCCTCAAGGTCAATTTATTGATATTTTGGCTCTCTCATTGTCTCAAAATGATGATTCTATTGTCTCAATGGCCGGAGCCATCCGGATTTTTTCGGCCTTTGGCTCTCAGCTTGAGGGCTTGGCCTCCCTGTTAGGAATAAACAAGAGAGCGGCGGAATCAACAATCGTTTCCGCGGATCTTGGCGGGACTCCCGGGACAATCATCCCGGCCGGATCCCGGGCCAAGAGCGCGGCCGGAGATATGTTTGAACTTGATGAGGAGACTCAACTTGATCTCTCCGGGACCGCCTCCGCGTCAATGAGCGCGGTTGAAACCGGCCCGATTGAGCTCGGGGCCGGAGAATTGACAAGCGTTGTCGATGTTATTCCCGGATGGGAAACCGTCAACAATCCCGCGGCCGGAGTTACCGGGAGAGATGTTGAATCAGATTCCGAATATCGACAAAGATATTTTATTGAGCTTTTCCGAAATGCCTTGAGCGTTTTAGATTCCATCATTGCGGCCGTTTCAGAGGTTGAAAGCGTCTCGGAGGTAAGAGGGGAGGAGAATGATACAGGCTCCCCGATAATTGTCCAAAATGTTACAATTGACGCTCATTCGGTGGCGTTGGTAGTTGAGGGCGGACTTGATGAGGATATAAAGGACGCGATCCGGCTCAAGAAAACCGGCGGGACCGGGACAACCGGGACAACCTCCGTCCCGGATCCTCCTCATCAAGATATCAATTTTTTCCGGCCGTCTTATATCAATCCGGAGGTTACGGTTACAACGGCCCCGGGGCCGAACTTTCCGCCGGATGGCGTATCTCTTTTGAAAAATCGGATATTTGAATATGTCAATGGCGGACTTGATCTTGAGGCCGGTCAAAATTATTTTGAAACGGACGGAATGACAATATCTGAGGATTTGGCAAAATCGCGGCTCTATACTCCGATCAATTCCGTCTCCGGTCATATTGTTTCAAGCTTGATGCTTGAGGATAAAGCCTCTCCCGGAGATGTTGCAATATTGACGGCGAATCTTGATGAGAAAATAAAATTTGATTCTTTGGATGATATCAATATCGTTTTAGTGTAAATAATGGATTGCCCGGATATCACAAATAACAGCGATTTATTAGAGGGAAAGCCGCGCGGGAGCGCGATTCTCAAGGATTTGATTGATCGGATCAATATCATCATTCATGATGATTTGATCAATGCCTCATGTGATATTGAGGATCAATCCTCCATTTTAACGGCCTCCGGGATTTGGCTTGACTATATCGGAGAGCGGTTGAGATATCCCCGGCCGGCCATAGTTGTCCCCGGTCAAGAATTTTTTGGATTTGATGGAAATGGATTTGGATTCGATCAAGCCATTTTTGTTTTATCAACAGGACCGGAGACGGAGGGGATTGATGATGAGGCATATCGGGCTTTATTGATCATCCGCGGAGCTCAACTTTTAACAGATTGCTCAATTCCCTCCATGAACGCAACTCTCCGCGGAGCCTTTGAAACCGGATATTATATTGATCATGGAGATATGAGTTTGACTGTTTATATTGATGATACTCAATCGGATGCCGTGATCAAGGCGATTGTCGAATCCGGTTTAATAACAAAGCCGGCCGGGGTCCGAATAACCGTTGTTTTGATAACTCATGAGGAGACTTTTGGGTTTGATGGCGTTGGACTTGGATTTGATCAAGGATATTTTGTTAAAAATGTTATATACTTATAAAAAACGGAGGTTTTAAAATGCCAACTTTCAAAAATGAAACGGATAAAAGATTGCAGGTTGAGGATATCAATGAGCGGCTTGTTACCGTGGCCCCGGATGAAACAGTTGAGACTTATAAATATCTCCCCTCTCCTGATTGGAGCGTTGTCTCGGATGAGCCATATTATCAGATCGTTGAGGCCGTCCATACCGTTGAGGCGGCCGGGGCCGGATTTGAGGATCAGGCGGTTGATCCGGATAATCATGTTCTGGAATTGCGCTCCGATGTTGATTTGACCGCTCATGCAAACAGTGGGAGCGCGGAGGGTTATCCGGTATTGGCGGACACTCCGGTTCAGGTCAGGCATGATGGGAATATCGGAGAGCTTCATCTCAATTTTTCAGAGGCCGGGACTTGTGTTGTTATTGAAATAAAGGATTAATCATGAACTTTGACTTAACCCTTGATCGAAAAACCGGAAATATTGTCTCTTTTAGAGAGGCCGGGATCCCTTTTGGGAAAATTGAGAGAAAGGTTTTTTTGATAATAACCTCAACTAATATCTCAGATTCAGAGCTTTTTGAGTTGTCTGGTTCTATTTTTGAAAACTATTCGACAAGAACGGAGGCGGAGGCCGCTGTTTATAGTTTTTATACTGAGCTCAGAAAAGCGGCCCTTTTATTATCAAAAAAAGATTCTATCTCCGGGCTCTTTTTTGTGCCTCCTGAAAAACAAAACGAACTTTTACAGATAAAAACCGCGCTATTGAATCAATACCCAAAACCGATCAAAATCAATCGCCGGAGATATCAAATCCCGATCGAAACAATAAAAACGGGATGGATCCCGGAGCTTGATTTAAAAAAACTTGATAATCCTGAAATTGATTATCAACCGATGCTTGATAAAAAAATCATTATTGACTTTGCGGAAAAAGTGGCAATCTGTAAAGACAAAACGACCGGGATTTTTAAATATTCAACTGTTAAGGTGGCATAATGGAAAGAATTTTACCGCTGGTTTATGATGAGTATTCCGTTGGTAGTGATCCGGAAAGAGATTACACGTTTCTTGATAATGCCGCTTATAATGTTTTTCAGGGAGATATGGTCGCCGCTGAAAAAGGCGCGGTTTTAACAGTTTACAAAGATCAAGCGGTTTATCCCGCTCCGTCTGGGGGCATCGGCGGGAATGAAGGGAATACAGACGCAGATTATTTTTGTGTCATTCGTGGCGAAAGCCCTGCATTGGATGATATGCCGGTTTTTTACTCAGATAACGATTTTCGTATTCTTTGGTTTAATTTTGATGAATATATGCGTATATACGACTTGGCCGTAATCGGAGAAAACAACAACGATGATTACAGCACCAGCCAAACAGCATTTTTGGCCGAAGATGGCATCACGCTTGTTGGTTGTTATGCTTCGATTCAAGATCACAGAGAAAACGAAGGCGTTGCTCAACTTGTCGCCTTTGAGGGCGATGGAGATTTTGTTGCTTGCGTTGCTTATGATATGCAAGTTGACCAAGCGGGGGCATACATCTTTAATCATTCGTCTATTGCTGGAACAAGCAATCTGAAAAACTGTACATTCCGAAATCCCAACGCTTTATTAAATAGCATCGGAGTTGTCGGCGTTGATATAGGAACGACTGTCATTAATGCCACAAATCTGCTTCTACAAGATAATACCCTTGACTTTTTTGAGGTGACAGGATACGGGGGCAGCCTTGTTATCAATAAGGCCGGGAACAAAACCAGCGGGGCCAGCTTTGGTGGCCTTGGATTTAATACACTTGCCGATTTAACCGGGGGGGTTGCCGGTACTGTCAGCGAAGATTTTTTTGGCAATGTCGTGCCTACGGGGTCTGATTTTGTCGGCGCAACCTATGTTGGCGGCGGACCTCCTCCGGCGGCTCCAAAAATTCTTGAGGGAAAATCAAAAACGATTGGGCCGGCCTTGTCAAAAATAATCGGCCGAAATATATCTCATAGATTGAAAAAAGAAAAATTTATAATTCATTAAAACGAAAGGATTTGAATCATGGCGCGTGATAATGATGGAATAATATCAATAAAATATGCGAACTCCGGAGACGTTGGACTCGGAGGCTTGGATCTCAATGAGCTTTGGCCGATATCATATTCAACACCGGGAGGGGACTTTCCTCAGCGGATCCAATTCAATCAACTTTTTAGATATCTCTCCGCCTTTGCCAAAGAATTGAATCAAGGCGGCCCAATCCTTGAATATTCAGCGTTGATCGATTATATTCCCGGCGCGATTGTTTATGGCTCGGATGGCCTCCCTTATTCTTGCATTGTTGCAAATGGTCCGGCCTCCTCCGTTGTCAATCCCGTTGGCGATGTTTCCGGGACTTGGCTCCCAACAGGGATCCCGCGCGTCCAAATATATACAATTGGAGCAACATGGACAAAACCGGCCGGCCTTAAATTTGCCCTTGCGATGGCATGGGGAGCCGGCGGCGGAGGCGGCGGAGTTGATGGTCAGGGATCAAATACTCAGGCGGCCGGCGGCGGCGGAGCGTCAGGAGCTTTTTCATTAAAGTTTTTATTGGCCTCCGCTTTGGGAGCAACAGAAATCGTTAGTGTTGGGGCTGGCGGAGCCGGTGGATCCGGAAATAACAACGGATCATCCGGAGGAAATTCCAGCTTTGGGGCTCATATTCAAGCCAATGGAGGCGGCGGCGGAAATGGCGATGTTGCGGCCGGGACTCCATCAGTTAGGCAGGGAGGCAATGGAGGAAACGCCTCCGGAGGAGAGATAAACCTCAAGGGCTTTCCCGGCCATAAAGGAACTGCGGCATCAAACGCCTCCGGCCGTGTTGTTTCCGGAGAGGGTGGCGGATGGGGCGGCGGATATGGTCAACAGGGAAACGGAGACGGCATTGATGGAGCCTCTCCCGGTGCTGGCG